GCTGTATCCGATTTAATTAACTCTTGAAGAGTAAAATTTCGTGAAAGGTTCATTTCGCTTTAATAATTTTATCTATACTATAGCTTCCATCGACATTTTTGTAAAGCTCCGCTTCTACTTCACCACACATAAATTGTTTGTTTTTCATGTCCATGTTTCTTGTTGCTTCTCTTTTCATCTTTAAACAAGTAGATAGATTATCTTGTATTCTATGTTCTACAAGTTCTCCATTTATAAATAAACACAGTGCAAATACTAACTTTATCACTAATGACTCCCATTACCATTTGCAAATTTAATATCTCTTGTTGCATCCTTTAATTTCTCTATATCTTTTTTTAATTTCTCTATTTCTTTTTCATGATTAGACAACATTACACCTGTGTGTACATTTGCTTCTAACATTTTCTGCATCTTTTCTATTTGAGTTGCTTGCCATTCAAGAATCATAAATTGTTCTTGATCGATTGGTTTTTGAACCGATGCTTCTAATAAATCTTTTTCAAATAATTGATTCTTTGTCTCAAGTTGATTTAATCTTTCAATTACACCGAAAGCAAACCATGCACCAACAACAATAGCACCAATCAATCCAATTAAATTACGTAATGGAAGACCGACGTTTGTGTTTTCAGATATTTTTATTGACATGATAAACACTCATCAGAATCTGAATCTAATTCTGCTAATGCTTCTTCTTTACAATCTTGACCACAAAATAAATCTAATTCATCTTTTGGTTCAAATTCTTTCTTACATTGTTTACATTTTTTCATTGTGCTGGTCCTCCAAAAAAAGCTAATAATACAAATAATATAATTAATAAACCTGTAAAATAATAATTCATCCTGGCTATCTCCATTAAAACAACCAATCTTTAATTTTTTGCCACCAAGATTTTTTTACTGCAGCTCCAAATATTCTTTCGCCGCAATCACACTTATCACAAATACATACGTCGCATTTGTTACCACTAACATAATAACCATGTCCAACACAATGACATTCATGATTACATATATTGCAATATTTTTTATTTAAACTCATTTTTTGTCCTCAATATCATAAAACATTTTATCAGAATCTTCTGTTACCCAATCTGATCCTTCCACGTCCCAATAAGTATTTTGTACTTTATAGTCAGGCCATGCATTATCAGTTGTGTAACTATTAACATGCCAAATGATTCTGTTATTTGGCTGCGCAGCATAATTGCCGTTTTCAAGTGCCATAATATGTGCACACTTGTGTTCTTGCGGAATCTCTGAATGTTCCGTGTTTAATATATTAGTCTCTGGATGAGCCCAGTCAACCGTAAATAAGTATTGACCTTTGTAAAATTTTTTATCTTTACCTAGATATTTACCGTCTATACCAGCCAACCAATCAAAGCAATGCACACTAGGATAGTAGCTAAAACAGTTCCACAGTTCCAACTCGTTCGTCTGCATATCCGGCACATCGGTTCTGTCATATTGTTTTTGGAAAAACGCTGAGATAGGCAAACGCCAAAAGCACGCACCATTAGGTAGCATGATGTTAAATAAGAGGGCACGCCCTGAAATAGAGACCAAACCGAAGACCACACAGTCTTCACTTTCGCCATGATGTTCTTTAAGATCATAAAGATACTCCTTCCGTATTTTACAATAAATCGGCGGTATATTAGCATTTAAATAAGACATAGTACATTATTTTATTTCACCCCAATTAGGACCAGATTCGTAATCTACTTTATTAGGTACCTTTAAGTCAACTGCATTTTCCATTATGTCTTTAATTTTTTTTGCTTGACTTTCTGATTCAATAGAAAAATCTAATTCATCGTGAATTTGTATGTGTGCTAGTAAACCTTCTTTATATAAATCAACCATAGCTTTTTTAGTCATATCTGCAGCTGATCCTTGTATTAACTTATTTAAAGCTTTGTATGTAAATGCTCTTCTGTGACCATTATTATACCAATAATTTTTTTTAGGATTACCATCTTTATCTTTAATAACTTCTCCATCTCTGTCTTTTAAGTATGGTCCCATTTCTTTTAACTCTAACATTGTTTCATGGTCTTCAGCAGGAACAAATGTACCCCAATCAGAACCTCTTAGTATTGGTTCATATTTTGGAAATCTACATCTTCTACCTAATATAGTTTTTATTCTTCCTCTGTTTTGGGCTGCAGCCATAACACCATTAGTTAATTGTTTTACAAATGGAACACTGTTGTGGTATTGAGCAAATAATTCATCTGCTCTTTGTTTAGTTACGTTTAATTCATTTTGTAATTTGGCTTTACCCATACCATAAAACAAACCTAGATTAATTGTCTTAGCTTCTTTTCTATCTATGTTTGCCATTTCTGCTACGATCTTATGAAAGTCTGTATTTGGATTATCATAATAAGAATCTGCAATTGTTTGTGCTGATTCATATTCAAATCTTATACCATAGTGAGTTACTAATCTTGGTTCTTGTTGTGAGTAATCAAATGTACCCCACTTACAACCTTCTTCAGGTATAAATAAACTTCTTATTAATGGTCCTGTATCTGGATCACGTGCTGGAATTTGTTGTAGGTTTGGATTAGCATAACTAAATCGTCCTGTAACTGTTCCTCCATCATCAGATCGTATTTGATTTATGTCTGCGTGTATTCTACCATTATGTTCATGACTTAAAATGGTATCAATAAAGGTTGTACTGACCTTGTTTATTTTTCTAGCTTCTGCTATCATACGAACTACAGGATGTTTATGAGAGGAAATAAAATTTTTAGTAAATGATGGAGAATCGGTCTTTTCAGTACGGCTATAAGGTAGCTTCAGTTTTTCAAAAACTTGTGCAATCGATCTGGCTGCCCATATCTGAGTATCTATTCCTGTTTCTATTTTTATCTGTTGCAATAAGTTTTGTTCTTTTACTGCCAGTGCTGTTTTTAATTGATTGGCTTTGGACACGTCTACCCGCACCCCTAGGAAACGCATATCAACTAGGCAAGGAAAAAGATCAGATTCAAGATTAAATATATTTTGTAAATCATCTTCTACAATAATTCTTTTTAAATGATGCCAAAGTTTTAAAGTTAAATTAGCATCTTGTTCTGCATAAGATCCTACTTCACTTGCAGGAAGTTTCCACATATCTGCTTTAGGATCTAGTCCTCTTTCTTTAGCTGCTTGATTAAGTAAAGATTCATTCTTACCTTGATTTAAATATAGCCAAGATAATGCATTTAATGTGTAATTAAATCTATTTTCATCAATAATAGATGCTGCAATCATTGTATCAATAATTGTTCCATTTATTTTTAAACCTAAGTTTCTAATCCAACATACGTCATACATTGCATTGTGAAATATTTTTGTAGCAGGTGATTCACAAACATCTTTAAACCAAGATAAAACTTTATCTCTATCCATGTTTGGTCCTTCACCATGAGCTATTGGAAAATAACCTTTGTAACCATCTACAGCTACAGCTATGCCTACAACTTCACCATTACCTCGTATGGCCCCTGAACCCAGTTTCTTTAAATCAGGATCTCTTGTCTCTAAGTCAATTGCTATTTCTTCCGCTTGTCTTAAATCAGGAAATTCTGTAGGAGCAACCCACTCTGTAGTTGGCATCAACATTATTTTTTTCTCCCCATGTCTTTCATCTTTTTAATTTCTAATTCACAATAATGAATTACTTTCTCTAAATCTTGTATGCCATTTTTATTTTTATAACGACACACATATTTAATAACATTTCCTTGAAAAAAAGAAAGGTCGTTCTTAGAAATGAATTCATAAGGTTGAATGTGAAAATCTTTGTAGTGACTCCCGCCTATCTGCTTATCTTGTGGAAAAGCATTTTCAAATATATCTTTATTTGTCATTATTATTTCCTTTCTTATATTTATTTGAAATCTCTTTTTTTATTTCTTCTCGACTACCAGAATATGTAAATATTTCTCCATGTTTTTTATAAACAATAAAGTAATTATCACCTTCTTTTTTTTCTATACTATCTATCTTTATCATTATTTTAGTACCTCCATTATGTTAATTATAAAAAATGTTAATGTAGCTGTTATTAATATATCGCTTGTTAGTATTCTCATGTTTATCCTTTATCTGTGGCAGTTGTTGTTTCGGCCGATTGTAAGATATAGGGATTCGAGAGACCAAAACAACTTGCTAACCAGGCACGATGCTGCCACCCACCGTTAGGAATTTTCTCTATCCCGTTCTGTTTATACTTAAAGTATAATTCTTTAAAACTTATATTCATTACTTCTTTTTCTACCTTTCAGTTTGTATAAATTATTTCTTGCTCGTGTAGTTGCAACATACCAAACTCTATGTTCCTCATCATTTTTATCATCACTCTTTTTAGCTACTTTCTTTGGTGTTCTTCCTAGATCTAAACACAAAATTATATTATCTTCTTCTCCACCTTTTGCTGCATGTATAGTTGAAACTTGTATTCTTGCTGGTTTATCTAAATCTTCTCCATTATTTATCATATTTTTTATGTATTCTCTTTCTGATAATTTTGTTTCTTCAAATGCATCAAACCATTCTACATCTTTATTCCATTTATCCTGAGGTGCACCGATAAATCCTACTATATCTTTTATTTCTTTTTCTTCTAATTCAATTCCTCTACACCATGAATTATAATTAACAGATGCATTGTATAATGTAACAGAAAAACTTTTACCTTTACTTGTTTGAAAATATAAATTTCTTTTTCTTAATTCTTTTAGCATATCTACTAATCTATGTATGGTTCTTGTGAGAATTAAATACTTACCTTCTGTTAAATCTATTTGATCTAAGTTATTTATCCTCATTGATTCTCCTTCAAAATCTCTTGGGTAATAAACCTTTTGTTTTCTTAAACCTCTAATTTTTTCTAAAGGTAATTCTGATTCTTCTTGAACTGCTTTTGATATTCTTTTTGAATACTTTAATACTTTTTCTTTTGCAGGTTCTTGTATAAATCTATTAACATCAGCTCCTGCCCATGCAAATATAGCTTGATCATCATCACCTGCTAAATACATATCTTCTGTATTTTCTTTTAATCTATCAAATAGTTTCCATTGTAATGGAGATAAATCTTGAGCTTCATCTATAAATATAGTTTTAAATTTTGGTAAATCAGGTTTATTGATTAATCTATCTATCATGTCATTAAAATCTAACTTACCTGTAACTCTTTTAAATTCTTTTAAATTTGCATCTAAGTTTTTTAATACCCAAAGTTTAATTTCTTTTTTATTGTGCTCATTTCTATTGTATTCTTCTTCAATTGTTATGCATCTATTCATAGCTCTACCAATCATTTTGAAATATGGACTTTCAATATTTAAATAAAATATTTCTTCCTTATTAAATTTGTCATAGTATTTAACTTTTATATTTAATTTCTTACCTATCTTTACATAATCTTCTGGTTGCATAACCATATTGTCACTTAATTGTAATTGATCATATGCAAATGAATGTAGAGTTCTAAAATAATTTAATTTCTCTGAGTCTACTGGCATTCTGTTTCTAGCTACTTCTGCAGCTTTTTTAGTAAATGCAAAATAACCAATATTATCTAATGGTGTTCCAATTCTAATATAAGCTTTTGCTCTACTAATTAATTTGTGTGTTTTACCTGTACCTGGAGGACCAAAGTATTTATATATCATTATACTATTTCTTCTCTTTCAAAATTTTCTACTTCAATTACATCTTCTTCTTTGTCATCAAATAAATATAATGGAATTTTTGCACAACCTGGAATACCTGTATATGGTTTATTTGTTTTTTTATCTTTTCCAGGAAATCTTTTTCTCACATCAAAATCTGGTTTAGGTAAATGCTCTGCTTCTTTTTCAAACATTTTTGTAATCATATAAGAAGTTCTTGATGCATCTTTTCTCCATTCATTATCTTTTAAATCATTAAAAAATTCATCAAAAACAAAGTATGCATAAGTTTCATCTTTTAATACATTACCACTTTTAAATGAATTATAACTTGTTGCATTTGTGCTATGAATATATTGTTTTAAATGTTTCTTTAATATCTCCATAGGCGTGGTCCCTGGAGCCGGTTGCACTGTATCTTGTGTCGCAACTAATGCTTTTATTATTTCATAGAATTCCATACCTTTAATAGGTGGAGGAATATCATCTGCTTGCGCCATGATTAATGATCTTAGTTCCTGTTGATCTTTAATTTTGTTTACATCTTTTGCATGTACAGTAACAGTTTCACCATCATCTCTTTCTACATCAAAGTAATACTCAGGATCAGGTTTAAAATCTACTTTAATTAAATTTGATAATCTAGGCCATGTAATTTTTTTGTCAGACATGATTCCAAAATCTCTTTTAACACATTCTGATTTAACACATACAGGTGCTAATAATGGATCATGACAACTATGACCTTTCTCTTGCTTCTCCCAATGTTTTATTTTCTTTTCAATATGATCATCAGTCCACACTTCATCAAATTCAAAATAATTTCTACCTGCTTTTAAAACCATTTTACCCCAGTTATCAGGATATTTTTTCTTAGCAAAGACCATGTAGTTATACAAAAATCTATCTCTACCATCAGTCATTTTTTCTTTTGATAATATTTCTAAACATGGTGGACCATCTTTAAATTCTTCTGCACCACCTGTTAATTCATTTTGAATAATTTTATTTGTTATTTGTTTTAATTGTTCAGAAGTCATTTTATTTAACTCAATACAATTTAAAAATAACTCTAATGACATTTCATTACCGGATGGATCTAACGCAACTCTTTCTGATTTATTGAAATAAGGTAGATTTATAAAATTACCATTAATAGGATCACCGTCTGTATTTTTTCCAAGTTTAGTTTGTTTGGGAAATACTTCTGTTACTATTGGTAATTTAAATAAAAATAATACTTGCTCTAAAAACTCTTTTATCTCTTTTGCTTTTACAAATTCTTTTGTAAATATATATAAATGCAATCCATTACTTTTTGATTTAATTGGTATAAGTGGTAAATTATTTTTTTGAATAGTATCTAAATAAAATTGTATATCTAAATCTTTGTATATTTTTGGATCAATATCTATTGCACCAAATCTTGCATAACCATTGTCATCACAAGGTTGAATACCTATAGATTTTCTCCCGTGTAAATGAAGTCTATAATCTTCTTCAGTGATTGGTTTACCTGACCATCCATAATCACCTGAATGAAATTTTATTTTTCCTGTATTAGGATCTTTGTAACCATTATTAATATTACAAAAACCGTAATTACGTTTTAATCCTGTAAAATACTTTATAAAGTCCGTCATATCTATTTCCTAAGTTAGAGAGGCAGTTCCAGTCTCCCGTTACTGCCTCTTCTTGCAAGTTATTCACTCAGTGAATTATACAATATCCGCAGTTTGAGGTTTATTGCTTTTCTCATACTCAGGTTTAGCTTGACCTTTAGACACAGATTTTTGAAACTCTTGTGCCATTAAGTATAAGTCAGCATCCTCTTTCTTAGAAACATCTAAAGCTCTCGCCATAGATGGTTTGTAGACATGCCAGCTTTTACTTCCTGCAGTTTTACCAACAGTTTTTAAATTATAAACTGCTGCATATGCTGCTGGATTGTAAACACCTTTGTCATCCTTAAATCTAAGATTTTTAATCAACTGATTTAATTCTCTCGCAGGTGTTAAGTTAGATGATCTCATAGTAATCACTGCAGGTCTAGGTTCATCACCTAAAACAATTACATAAAAGTATGCAGTTTTTTCTACATAATTACCATTTGATAATCTGTACTTACCATTTCTTTCTTCAACAGCATCTTCAGGAATATTAAGATGTGTTGTGACAGGAGGAGCTGCTGTGTCTCCCATTTCCTGCCATTCAGGAAATCTTGTTTGCACGTGTGCAACAAGAATATTTACACCTTCTTGACCATCAGTAAGTGTACCAAGACCTTTAGCATATATCATACCAGGTTTAGAACCTTCGACATACTTAGAGTCATTAGCATTACATTCAGGTGATAGTTGATGTAAGATTTTTAAAATCGGAGTCGACATATCGTCCGATTTGATTTCTTCGCTACCTCTACCAGAATCACTTCTTAGGTTGATAGTAGCCAGTGAACCAGCACTGTTCTTTTTTTCTACAGCTGTATTTGCCATATATATCTCCTTATTATTTATTATTTATTTTTTATTTTTAAAATGCGTTTGATTTCCATCAAACGTACTAAATAGTTCTTCTGGAACTTCATGACCCTTGTCATTCCATTCTTTCATAACTACTTTGAGTGTCGATGGGTGAACTTTCTCCTCTTGGATAGGTTCATACCCATTCGACCTCGCAAGGCTAGCGTATTCCACCGCCTTGTTATCTTCGTTCTGACCAAATGATACTGTAATATTATTTTTTACAATATCACCTAAGCCATTCTCTCGAAGCCAGTGTATCGCCTCTGCTTTTTTATCAGCTCTAATTGAGGCACTATAAATTTTTTTAACAGACAACTCTGAACCATCTTTAAGTTTTAAACTAGATAAGTTCATGTCTTCCATTAGTTTTGGAATTACAACACAACTAAAATATTTTTCGTCTTCTTTTAAATCTTTTATTCGTGATTCCAAATTTTCAATTTGTTTTTTTACTGATTGTAACTTTTCAACTTCAGTTGAAAGTTTGTCCGGATCAATACTGGTAGATTGATCTGGTGCATCTTTACGTAGATCTATTAACATAATCGTTCTCCTATATTTTTAATTATAACTTTCATGCATGGCATTATAGTTATTAATTTTCTAATGTCAAGAACTATTTTTGATGAATATTTATTTCTATTGGATAATAAGTTTTTTCTTGTCGATCCCATTTCAACAATTTAAATTTTCCATTTGTCATTTCTGATGCAATTGCACAAGTAACACCAATAATTGCAGGATCACCATTTAATAATAAGTAATCGTGTTCTGTAAAATTTTTTAATTTTTGTCTTATAGAAAAAATAAATGGTCCAGGTGAAAACATTATTTGTTCTAACGCTCTAAACATAATCTCAATATTGCCATATTTTTTTGCACCTATAATATTATATTTAGGTCTACCTGATTCTCTATCTATGGGAATATCTTGTAATAAATAAACCTTGGATTGTACATCTCCGTACACAAGTTTATCTCCACTTTTTGTAATTTTATTCATTGACTTCTTCCTTTTTTTATATTACTATAACAAATAGAAAGAAAAGTAAATAGAACATTATGAATTATAAATTTAAGACAAAGCCATACGAACATCAATTAGATGCATTAGAAGCATCTTGGGATAAAGAAAATTTTGCCTATTTCATGGAAATGGGTACAGGTAAATCAAAGGTATTATTAGATAATGCCGCAATGCTTTATGATAAAGGCCAGATAAATGGCCTCCTTCTTATTGCACCTAAAGGTGTTTATAAGAACTGGTATGATCAGGAGGTTCCTACTCACCTTCCTGATCATATCTATAAAAAAATGGTGTTATGGAAAACATCAGATAAATCTTCTAAACAGAAAAAAATATTAAATACATTATTTGAAACTGGAACTGATTTACATATTTTAATTATGAATGTTGAAGCTTTTAGTTCTGGTAATGGTACAGAGTTTGCACAAAAATTTTTATCTTGTCACAAAGCAATGATTGCAATTGATGAATCTACTACTATTAAAACACCTACTTCTAATAGAACAAAAAATATTTTTGATCTTAGACCACTTGCTAAATACA